AGCATTCTTTAATCTATCTGCCGCTAAAGGATCTTCCGCTTCGTATTTAATAATATCTTCTTTAGCCACCTTAACTAATTGCTTAACAGCTTTTTCTCCAGCCTCTATAATACTTAATTTAATCTCCTTTATGTCCATCTTCAGTAAATTTTTTTAAATTATTTTTTTCTAACTGTCTTAATGCTTTATCATAATCAGGCATTAATTTTAATATCTCTAAAGTACCGATAACCAGTTCTCTGGTTTTATGCTCTTCAAGAATTAACTTTTTTAAGTTCTCGGTTAATTGTTCATTCTTAGCTTTTAGTAATCCAATGTTTTTTTGTACTCCCATGATTTAATTTTTTTTAAATTTATATAAACTATA